AAGCTATGAAAGTGTGGATGGAAACGGAAGGTATCAAGTACAGCCCCAACTCTCTGGCCGGAAAGGCTATCACATATGCCTATACCCGATGGGACAACATGATGACATGCCTGGAGGACGGACGCCTGCTTTGGGATAACAATCTGGCTGAAAATGTCATACGTCCAATTACTCTGGGAAGGAAAAATTATCTCTTCTGTGGCAACCACGAAGCAGCAGTTAATATGTCTGTTATCTGTTCCCTATTGGCTACCTGTAAGGCACACGATGTAAACCCAAGGGAGTACCTGAATGATGTAATCGCCCAGATGCCTTATCACAAAAAGGCAACCCAAGAAGAACTTTTGAATCTACTTCCACATAAATGGAAGTTGAAACAGCCGGAATGTGTACTGACAAGGCAAAAGGAGGAATCTTGTAACTGATATAAACTGTAACATATGGGTTCAACAAAACAATAGCGGCTGATACTATTAGGTTCATAGTGACAGTCGCTATTGTTGTATATAAAGGTTTAATACCTGTAGTTGGCCGAATACTTACATTTCTTTTCTACTTTCAATTCTTTTTACGCATGTTGCCAAATCTTGTAGTGCACTATTTATAGTTGTTATATCATTACTCTCTAATGAGCATTTTAGACCTCGATAAAAAGATAATATAGCTGTAAATGGTTGCTGTTTCTCAAGGGTCATCCCTTTAACTCTATATATGTATGATTGTATCTTATTTTCGTTTGAAGTACGTTCCTCTTTCGCTTGTTCAATTTTCTTGTTTAGTTCGGAAATATTATATTTTAATTGATTATTTAATACTTGAAGTTCTCTTACATGTTTTCGATGATTTGAATTTATTTCTGTGATTTTCTTTTCAAAAGATTCATTTAACTTGTTTATAGAATTTCGTGTTTCTATGCTATTGTAGATTTGCACACCTACAAGAATTGTTGCACAGGCTCCAACAAATCCTGCCATAATTCCAATAAAAGAATCATCAGTTATTTGGGCTTTATCTAAATCTAAGAATGTGATAATACCTGCTGCTATTGAAAAAGCTATCGCTATCCATGGAAGAATTATACTTTGTTTATTCATTTGTGCTTTATTTGATATTAGGATTTAACTAACTGTTATGGTTTATATTGTTTTGTTTATTTTTTTAAGTAATTCTATGGCTTCAGGGCAGATAGAGGTACATTTATATAATGAATCGCATGCATCTTCCCAGTATTTCTTTTCTACTACTACGTCGCCATCTATGTTTTCTACGATTTCATTTAATATGTTGATGCAAAACTCCATTTTGTCTACATTTCCTATTAAGGATGCAAAATACAAAGCAGTAGACATATTAAATACCATTTTATTGTAGTTTCCAGAAGCTTTGTTAATACGGTATTCTCTCATGATGATAACATACTGAGAATTTACTATTGCTTGTAATGAATTTTTTTCGAAAGATTTTAAGTTCTCATGTACTTCTTTTGATATCATGTTTTTTATATTGATGGTACTGTATATTTGCCATCCTATTAGAATTGTTACAATTAGTGAAAGAAGTCCAATGATTACACCAATATAGTCAAAATCTAGATTTTTATTTCGTGGAGAAACAATAGCTAATGATGTTATACTTATAATAACACTGATAATTAAAGCTGCATATGATAATGAATCCTTTGTCTTCATTGCTGTGGATTTGAGTTGTGTCAAAATCAATAGTTTATGCTAGGATAATTTATAAGGAGTCACTTAATTGGCTTTATCCTATTTAAATAAATTATATAGGGCGTATCCTAATATTGGCATCGATATAGCGAGTATTGTGTATAGTATGGATATACCCATAATGACTTTTTTTTCTTCTAAATTAGCGGGAATTAAGAAAGAAACTCTTTGTTTTTTATAACCAACCAATCTTTTCCCGCGCCGATATCGTCTATCTTGTGAGTACATTCCTATATTTTCATATTTATAAGCTGACACGGAAGAGACTCTGTATTTTAAGATTATAACTCCTATAAATAACATAAAAGGGAGCATTATTAGAATTGGGTAGATAGCATATAAAATTGTTGAGCATATTATTCCCAATATGTATCCCCAAATTTTGAGCAATACTCCCATGTCACTTATATTATATGATATTTTGAATCCTTCTTCTTTTATTTTAATTCTCAAATCTCCATCTGAGATAGGTTCATTTGTTATATCATTTACATATACACCCGTATCTGTTGTAGATATATTCTTGATTGGAGTAGAATGTTTATCTCCATATAATTTATTACTTATAACTTTTCCTCCGTCACGTCCAATTTGATTGACTGCTGACCGGACAAATCCTTTGGCCAAACTCGCTAAAAAACTCATCTTCTTCTTGGTCTTTGTAATTCTATAACATTAAATATCTGCTTGACGTCAGCAAGGTTGATGACCTTGTCTGGGTACATTGAGTTCAACGAATGAATTGTTATGGTGTGGTTGTCTACATCATGGTCAATGATTCGTTTTACAAGAATCCCCTCGGTATGAACGATAACGAAATCCCATTTACGGAAGTGAAGTCTGCTACTCACCCAAAGGTGTGGTTGTATTTCCCGACACAACAGACGATCACCTTCTAATATTGAATCTTCCGTTCCGTCATTCATGCTGTCACCTTTAACCTCAAAGGCTACGTAATGTCCTAAGGCTTCATGGTCTACTATATATGGTATAGTAGGGAGGCTATCCATATATGAGGCATCGGCATATCCAGCCAGATAGCCGGCGTGTGCGTATTGGCTCACTAGTGGTACTCGTAATATAATAGGTTCGTCAATGGGGGATGCTTCTTCAATAGATGTAATATCAGTTAGCATATTCCCTTCTCCAGTTAGTATCCATGTTAAGTTGTATTTGGGAAATGCAGAAACTATTTTTTCGCATGTACTTCTTGATGGTGATCGTTTTTCATTGATAATACGAGTTATTGTGACATTGTTAGAAATGCCAATAGCCTTACTGAAGGAGTTCTTATTTAATCCTTCCTCATCCATGATTTTTTGTATTCGTTCCCAGGCTTCCATATATAGATATACTAACAGTTAGTTAAATGTTGTAAATAAACTAACCTTTAAAAGGTAAAAGTTTGTATTTGTACTAACTGTTAGTATATTTGCAACATCAAACAATAAACAATAAACAAAGGAACAGAAAAAACCTGAGAGAAGCAAACGAAAGTGATAACTAAAAATAGGTAACGCCATGAAAAAGTTCGATTTACATAAGATAATGAGTAACGCACACAAGCTATACAAAAACGCTAGAGCTAAGTATTCAACTTTTGCATCAGCCTTGAAAAAAGCATGGAGCATGGCTAAGTTCGAAGTGAAGGTAGCAGCCGAAAGAGTTGTTTTGGAAGCCGAGCGAAAGGCGGAAGAAGCACGCAAAGCTAAAGCCAGATTTGAAGCTGCTATGGATAAGCCTAAAGCTATTGAATATTACGATTGGGGAAACCTTACAGCATCAGACATCTATCCAGACAATAACAGCGGTTATCTGGGTTCCAAATATTGCGGAGATTAATCAGGATAACATATTTCCCTATCTGGCCAATAGAGCCTACCCTTTGATGTGGAGATAGGGAGCTATAAGGAGTGACTGCCCTAAGCAGTCCGTTCCAGAAAGCGATACTGGCGCATACCCTCATTACCAGCATAGAGGACGCGAGGATTCAAGGGTCGAAGCAAGCAGCCGTAAGGTCGATGCAAGCAGCCTGGCTAAATAATGGCAAATGTCCCGAACGGTCATGCAGTGAAGAATAGTAGCTGATAACTCCGGTGGGAAGAGCAGAGAGAGCTTATCGGGGCACGAATTTTTAAACTTAAAATCTATATTATTATGTTCGGCTTTATCAAAAGATACAGAGAGAGGAAGTTAAGAGAGCGTTGCATTAAATACGCTTTACAACTCAATAATGTATATACGCCTATGATGTTGTTTCAGGCTGCTAATGACATTTTGAAGTATATCAAAAACTCTTAAAAGCTATATTGTTATGCGTAAATCGAGAATCCTTAAGGCTCATCAGGTTTTGATATCTCTTGAAGAACTTAGATTTAGCATTGTAACGATTGCTAATCTTTCCAACCCTTTCGTAACTGACAAATACGAGGCAGAACTTTACGATCGACTAACATCTGTTGAAGTGTCTATTCAAGATATTTTAAAAGGTCTTCACTTATCTTATTCTCAAGAACAAAGTGTTGAATTACAGTCTTAATATATTCTTTGTTATAACTTAAAATCTATATTGTTATGTTACTTAAAGTTGAGATATACATTGAAGAATCTTCCAAATCTAATGCTGCTTCCTATTTTGAATTCGATTCAGAAAAACATCACCAGAAGATGAAAGAACTCACAGAACTACTTCTGTCTGTCTCTGCTGAGGACAAGAAGTAAATCGTGAACTTTATCTGTAATAACAACCTCAAAATTCTCAAGTAAAATGAAAGCAATAATCGAAAAACAAGTGATAATGCAGCCAGTAATGCCCGGCTACATTATAAATGGTGTAACTGAAAATGTATCAGTTATCGTGATAAAGTTCTTTTCTATCCCAATTTATAGGAAAGAAATTATAAACCGAGAGCAGACATTATGATATCACTAAGTTCTTTATATGGCATTTCTGTGATAATGTCTACTTTGCTATTGGCTAATATAATTCTGCTTCCGTTCTCTAAAGGGATTATACACTGAATCCAACTAGTGTTAACCAGATGCTTTTCTCCATTTACTGGAATCTCAATAAATTTATTCATGATACTTAATTTTTTGATTAGACACCTCAAAGTTAAGTAAATCCCCTGAATAAGACGTGATGTCGCCAATCGAATTGGCTCGGGGGAGCTTCTCAAATAATAATCACATGAAAACACTTCTTTTTCTCTGTGCATTATCAGTGGTGGTGATGCACTTCAATCAAGACCTTTCACCTATGTATTGGGTTGGTCTTACCGGATTTACATTCACAAGTATATTAATTGCAAAAAGATTAGATGATGAACGAGCTGCAAGAAACAATAAAAAGCATCTGTGATGACTTCGCAGATATCAGTGCGATACTAGCAGCCCGTTCTCGTGAGCTTGACAGAAGGGTTGCTTTTGATGAAGAGATAAGTGAACAGATTAATTCAATATTAAAATCAAGTAAAGATGAAAAAAGGAGATAAGGTTAAGACATGGATTTCAACACAGATTGGAACTGTCAAAAAGGTATTAAGCAATGGTAGGGTTGTAGTTGTATTCAAAGGTTCTAAGGTAGAATATGAGCTTGATCCTGCTATGGTGAAATTGGTATAGTCATACTTTTTTAATAGTGAATGGGTAAGTGCCGGGCTATGAGGTTCGGCATTTTTTATTGGCAGATAGTTCAGGCGGTAGAACACCATGTATGGGTTAGCATGGAAGTCACGGGTTCAAGTCCCGTTCTGTCAGCAAACAATCAAAATAGCATAAAGATATGGTAAAAGTAACAGAAAACTGGGCATCGACCTTACGAGGAATGAAGGTCGGCCAAATCGTGATATTCCCCATTACATCAATTTCATCAGTCAACACGACCATTTCCAGATTGCGTCTGGAGATGTGCCAAGAAGGTGCTGATTGGAAACGGGTAGGAGAGATAGACCGCAAAAAGGGGGAGTTTCAGGTAAAACGTGTGTCATGAATACCTTATCGGAACGTGAGCACCTTGTTGCAGAACAGTATTGCAAAGGCATGGCTGATAAAGAGGTAGCGGACACGTTAGGACGGTCTGAATGGACGATAAAGGCGCAGAAGCGTGACATATACCGGAAGCTGGGGATAAGCAAAGATACGGAACTGGTATTGTATATGCTTTGCGAAAAGCTGAAAATAAACTTCGATTTGAAAGAGTTGCGAAAGCATGGTCTGGAATTATTCTTTTCTGTCCTTTTCCTTGTAATGGCAGTTATGGATTTCCAGATTGATATGCGAAGATGCACTCAGATGCAGGCAAGAGCAAGAGTAACCAGAGTAATAAGGAGGAGAGCAGATGGAGATTGATGCATGGCAGTTAAAGATAATTATTCGTGAAACCGCAAAGGAAGCGGTGGAGGAGTATATCAGACGCAACGATCCTACTTCTGATGAAATAACCTACTCCAAGGCATGTCGCAAATACGGAGAAGGATGGCTTGATCATCAGATAGCCATTGGAGCTGCAAAATGGATTCGTAAGGGAGTTTATCAGAATTCTCCGAAAATATTTTCCATAAAGCAGTTGGATGACCTGAAATATGGTCCGTCAGCACAACTAAAAGCAGCTATCGGATAAAATAACCTTGAAAGGTCTGGCCGCCTTTCAAGACAAAAAGATAAATCAATATTAACCACTTAATTTTTTTGATTATGGGACTTATTAAGAAACCAAATGAATTGCAGGTAAAGAAAACCTTGTCAGCACTTATTTACGGACAGCCAGGTATGGGAAAGACCACGCTAGCCTTATCGGCACCGCATCCGCTACTTTTAGACTTTGACGGTGGAGTACACCGTGTGAACGCTGCCCACCGTGTGGATACGGTACAGATAACGAAATGGGAAGAAGTGGATGAAGTGATGCAATCGCCTGAGATTGCCGATTACGCTACGTTTGTGATTGATACCGCTGGAAAGATGCTTTCCTTCATGGACAAGTATATCATGCAGAACAATCCGAAGATGCGTAAGGCAGATGGTACTCTTTCCCTGCAGGGCTACGGAGTACGAAAGAACATGTTTATCAACTTTGTCAATCAGGTATCACTTATGGGCAAATCGGTGATATTCGTTGCGCATGAACGTGAGGAAAAGAACGGTGAGGAAAAGCAGATACGTCCGGAAATCGGTGGTTCATCTGCCGGTGACCTGATTAAGGAGCTGGATTTGGTCGGTTACATGGAAGCTATCGGAAAGAAGCGTACTATTTCCTTCAATCCTTGTGAGAAGTTCTACGGAAAGAACACCTGCAATCTTCCTGAACGCATGGAGATTCCAATCATTATCAATGATAAGGGTGATGTGATCGGAGAGAACAATTTCATGACGAACGTCATTAAGTCCTATTCCGCATATCAGTCCAAACAGACGGAGCTTTCCAATGAATATGAGGAACTCATGGAAGTTATAAAGGAAAATGTGGAAATGATTACGGATGCTGTTTCAGCTAATGAAGCTGTAAAAGCAATGCAGAACCTTAACCATATATTTGATTCTGCCTTGCAGGCAAAGGATTTGATTTCCAGAAAGTGCAAAGAACTGGGTTTGAAGTTTGACAAAATCAAGAAGGAATATGCAGCAGCCTAAGTACAGAATGTATCCGTCACTCTTGGATAAGTTCGAAGATTATCTGAGGGCGGATGAAGAGGTGGAGAGCTTCTTCAACATAGACAATGAAACCGGAGAGTACAAACGCTCTCCGGAAGAAGTTGAAGAGGAACTGAAACAGTCCCTGATTGACGCGATTAACCGTGTACCATTTGCTAACGAAGCAGCCGACAAAGGTACAGCTTTCAATGCGCTTATTGATATGGCTGTACATAATGAGCCTCATGTGCCAACAGAGCGGGCACCGTATTCCATTATCGGAGACAGGGAAACGAATACCGTTCAGGTAACTTTCCCGGCTACGGAGCTGGCACCCATGCGGAACTTCCTCTTTGACCGCGCCTGGGTTATTGATCAGGCTAAGTATTTCAATGGGGCTGTAAGCCAGTTGTATGTATCTGCAATTCTGCCCACCCGATACGGTGATGTGGAGCTTTACGGATTCATTGACGAGTTAAAGCGTGATGTGGTATATGACATCAAAACTACAAGCAGTTACAGCTTCGGAAAGTACGAACACGGATGGCAGCGACATGTATATCCTTACTGCCTGATAGCTTCAGGAGAAATGCAAAGCGTGAGCGCATTTGAATATACGGCCTTTGCTCTGAAAGGCGGTACCAGCCGCACTCCGCTCATTTCTGGGACACGTTATCCAGAATACTATACCTACAATCACGAACAGACTGTGAAACAGCTCACGCAGCACGTGGAGCGTTTCATCGAGTTCTTGGAAGCTAATAGAAATTTGATAACCGATAAAAAGATTTTTGCAGAAGAATGAGTCAGACAGCTATTCTGGTGAAGGAGAAGGGAGTAGTAAGGATTGACAAGCCTTTCGACTTCATGTGCAGCCAGCTTCGAAACGGACGCTATAAAGTTACCATTGAACGGTATACGGAACCACGTACTATCAGTCAGAACGCTTTAATGTGGCTTTGGTTTACCTGCATCGAACAGGAAACCGGAACAGACAAGCAGGATGTGCATGACTACTATTGTAACCTTTTCCTTCGCAGGATGGCTGTAATCAACGGAAAGGAAACGGTTATTGCCGGAAGTACGTCACGGCTGAACACTTTACAGATGACGGATTTCTTGAATAAGGTAAAAGCGGATGCTGCAACTGAACTGGGAATATCGCTTCCTCTTCCCGATGACTTGTATTATCAGGAGTTTATTAACGAATATAAATACAGGAGATAAGGACATGAATATAACAAAAGCGAAAGTGACGAAGGATAATACCCTCGTTGCTACTTATACGGATGAAACGGGTACTGTTACGGTTGAGGGCAAGAACCTCGTGACAAACGACCTGATTAATGCTTTCAAGGCGCTGGTTCCTCATATGGCTTTCCTTTGCGAACAGAAGGAGGCGGATGGAAAGAAATTTCTGGAAGATATGCCGAATAATATAGACAGCATCCTCGAGGTGACCGGATATACGGTAGGAGGTGACGGAGACAGCAGGGGAGTAACACTTACCGGAAAACGGTTTCTGAAAAGCAACAAGGTGCTGAACCTGAACGCACCCTTTACCAAGTTTGCAGATGAAAATGAGGACTATGCGTTTCAGTTTGAGCTGGAGCAGGCCATAGAGTCATGCTGCTATGAAGTGAATGAGTATATCTTCAATAAAAAATGGAAGGTTGTGCAGCAGGAACTTCCGTTTGAGGAACAGGCAGCAGCAGATGTTCAGGCAGACGAAATACCGGAAGCTCAGACGGAAGCTCCTGCCAATCCGGACATTGAGGCTTTTCAGAAGATAATGGATAACTCGAAAGTGACGATAGAGGTAAATGGAAAGCAAATTAAACCCCGTCGTTCCCATCGTTCTAAAACAACTCAGTTAGCATCATAAGATTATGTTGTACCCATTTTGTGTAACGCAAACCCCGAACTGCTATAAAATAGCATTTCCCTATCATCCCACTCTGAAAGACTTAGTACATCGGATTCCGAGTGTTGCTAAGAATCCGAAAGCTGCTTACATTCCTGATGAAAGGGCTTGGAAAGTTTCTCTTGAAGATAAGTGGTATGTAGATAAAATGGGAGAGTGGGCTGTGTCGGCAAGGATATGCAGCCGTGTGCAACGGTCTGTATCAACTAAGTTCGTAAATGATTATACGATACCTGATTTGCCGAAACTAACGGTTCCACATGGACTTCTTCTGGAACCATACGAGTATCAGAAGGAAGGCATCGCCTACGCTTTGCAGCATAAGCGGTGTATCTTCGGGGATCAGCCGGGATTGGGAAAGACATTACAGGCGATAGGCACGGTTACGATAGCAAAGGCGTATCCGTGCCTTGTTGTTTGTCCGGCAGCTTTAAAGATAAACTGGCAGAGAGAGTTCAAGAAGTTTGCCGGAAAGCAGGCAATCATTCTTGATGACAAGAACAAGTCAAGTTGGCAACGGTTCTACGAACAGAAAAAGGCGGATGGTACGGCCTTGTGCGACATCTTCATAACAAACTATGAAAGCTTGAAGAAGTTCTTTGTACAGGGAATAAAAGATGATGCACGCTTTACCATGCGTTCCATCACGTTCGACCCGCGTATCTCACTTTTCAAGTCGGTAGTGATAGACGAGAGCCACAAGTGCAAGTCCAGCAAGACACAGCAGAGTAAGTTCCTTGAAGGAATATGCAAGGGTAAGGAGTACGTGCTGGAGCTTACGGGTACTCCGGTAGTGAACAACAATACCGACCTTATCCAGCAGTTGAAGATTATGGGACGTCTTGAAGATTTTGGGGGATATAAAAACTTCATAGAAAAGTTTTGTGCCGGACCGAAGCAAAGCTCTAATGTGAAGGAGCTTAACTGGAGATTATCAACGACTTGTTTCTTTCGAAGAGAGAAAGCAAAGGTTCTAACGCAGCTTCCAGATAAGTCACGGCAGTATATTGAGGTAGACATAACTAACAGAAAAGAATATGACAAGGCAGAAGCCGACCTTATTCAGTATCTCCGCACTTATAAGAATGCTGATGATGAAAAGATTCAGAAGGCTCTGAGAGGTGAAGTCATGGTGAAGATGGGAATCCTGAAATCCATATCAGCAAGGGGTAAGATTAAGGTATTCTCTGAGTTCATCCATGATGTAATAGACGGAGGTGAAAAGCTGATTGTATTTGCTTACCTCAAGGAGGTTGTGATGGAGCTGAAGAACCATTTTCCCGATGCCGTTACCGTGACGGGTGATGATAATGCAGTTCAGAAACAGAATGCAGTGGACCGTTTCCAAAATGATCCGGAATGTAAGCTGATAATTCTGAACTATAAGTCAGGAGGTACGGGCTTAACGTTGACTGCATCCAGCCGAGTGGCATTCATTGAGTTTCCCTGGACATTCTCTGATTGCGAGCAAGCGGAGGACAGAGCACACCGTAACGGTCAGAAGAACAACGTGAACTGCTACTACTATTTAGGAAAAGATACGATTGATCGCTATATGTATGATGTGATCCAAACCAAGAAGAACATCGCCAACGGTGTGACCGGAACGGACGATGTGGTTAAGGAGAGCGTAGTAGATATGGCTATGAACTTATTCAGTCAGAAGTTATGAGAACAATACTACAATCATTGAAAGAAAAAGTTGATAGTGGAAAGATTACTCTCAGAGAAGCTGCTGTCAGGTTGCATAAGGCCGGATGGACAAATTTTATAGATGAAGAAGCTACAAGAAAGTTGCTTAAACTGTAATAATATGAGAAAGCAGACTATACCGCTATCAGAAAGTCAGATTCAGCATGATTGCCTGACATGGTTCAGGCTTCAGTACCCGAGTCTGGCTTTGCTTCTCTTTGCAGTTCCGAACGGTGGCCGAAGGGATGCAAAGACCGGAGCACGAATGAAGTATGAGGGAGTGGTAAGGGGTGTTGCTGACTTGATACTCCTTATACCCAAAAAAGGATATGCTTCCCTCTGTATTGAAATGAAGACGCCGAAAGGTGTACAGAGTGACGGACAGAAAGAATGGCAGAGAGAAGCTGAGAAATACCGAAATCGGTATGTCGTATGCCGTTCCCTTCCTGAATTTATGAAAGAAGTAAACGAATATCTGTTATGACCTACATAGAACTAATCAATAACTTTTGGTTTCTCGATGAAGACTGGCAATTTACCTGCTGTGAAACGAGGCTTTATTTTTACTTGTTGAAAACAGCGAATCGTTTAGGCTGGGTGGATAGCTGGACACGTAGCGATACTAAGGTAGCGTCTGACGTGGGAGTGTCGGTTAATTCGATGAAAACCGCAAGAAACAGATTGGTTCAAGCAGGCTTGATAACATTCAAAGCTGGTGGAAATGGACAACGGGATAAAACGAAATATCAAGTTATATGTGAATTTAGGTGTCAAAATTTGATACCTAAAGTACCACCTAACCTTGAACCTAATCCTATACCTAACCTTGAACCTAAAGTACAACCATATAATAAGACTAAGAATAAGACTAAGAATAATAATAACTCTGGCGAGTTATTTCCGCCCGAGAAAGAAAAACCGAAAAAAGCGAAATCTCAAAATCCAGAGTTTATACCTCCGACACTGGAGCAGGTAAAAGCCTATTTCGATGGAAAGCTGCCTGACTGGGAGAAGCAGGCGGAGATATTCTTCTATCACTTCGACAGCCTGAGCTGGAAAAACACGAATGGAGCCCGTATCGAAAGATGGGATAGCCGGGCAAATCTTTGGATAATCGAAAAACAACTTCAAGATGGAAAGCAATCTGAAAACCGTAAGGGAGATAATCAGTCAAGTACGGATTCCGGAACGACAGGAGTGCTCAAAGCAATCGATTTGTGATGCCAGACGGGCAGAAGCATTTTGGAAAACTAAACTTGTGGAATGTATGTGCAGTGTATCTCCTGATTTCATTATTGATGACAGAAATCGTAAAACACTTGATGCGCTATATCGGTGGGTTTGGGAGAGAGCTGGCAGAATGATGAAGGGTAGCCTTGATCCGAACAAAGGCATATTGCTTTGCGGTCCGATAGGTACAGGAAAGTCCACGCTCATGAAAGGGCTGCAGAAGTACGAAAGTCTGGTAAACCGATATGCGTTTGCTTTTAGCCGGAAAGATTTAGGCTTTTCGTTCGTTTCTGCCGCTGAAATCTCACTACGCTATGCGGAACAAGGAATTGATGGAATAATTCGCTACGTGCAACGAGAATGCGCCTCAGGGCTATGTATTGATGAGCTTGGACGTGAACCTTCGGATGCAAAGTACTTCGGGACCGGATTGAACGTAATTCAGACCGTCTTTCAGCTTCGGTATGAGTTTCGTCATGAGTATTGCACTTATGCGACAACCAATCTGGAACTGGATGATATACCGTCACGGTACGGAATCTACATTGCAGACCGCTGTAAGGAAATGTTTAACATCGTTCATGTAGGCGGTGAAACTCGACGACAATAATAACCAAAAAACAACCTCAAAAATGGAACTGATATGGGTGAACTGAAAGTGTATTATGGGTGGGCAAAGATTGGTAAGATTCGCAAGAAGCGTGCAATATCTGTCATTTTCGAGAATGAATGGCATGGTTGCAGGAGCGAACGCGGACAAAGGATTTTGAGAGCATCCCAGGAAACAGTAATAGAGCGATACCAGGATGCGGAAGAAGAGAAAGCTGCAAAGGATTGCAACCGGATATTTACAGAGTATAGCCTGTTCCTTGACGAAAAACCAATAAACGGAAGCCTTAACAAGATACTCCAAATGAACAGTGATGCCGATAAGAAACATGTATCTAAAGAAATGCGTGATAAGATTGCTGAAGCCCTACGGAAAGCTTTTATGCAGACGAATCGCAAATACAGAGAACCAGGTTGGCAACAACTTGAATTAAACTTTGAATGACATGGGAAAGCAAGAAAGTATTGGTGATTGGTTCCAGATGGCTAAGGATTATGCCAAAGCAGAAAAGGAACTGAAAATCGAAAATTGGGTGCAAATCAGCATCTGCTACGGTCACGGTCATCAATCTGTCACCCTATACACCTACGACCTTCCGCGTGAGGTGTACGAAAGAAGAATGTGGGTAATCAGATGGAGGGTGGCCAGACTGCAATGCCAGTATCCGAGGAATGATGTGTACACTTCTTTTTACTACTACGACAAGCGTTCAGGAGAGTCGCTTGAAGTGAGTTCTTGCCTGTCTAAGCTGATTTCGGCCAAAGCCCAGATAACAAAAGCAGAACGCAAGATGAATGAGTACATTGAGCACAACCGTCAGAACAACATGTTCTTTGATGAGAGTACGGACGAGGAGCTGGTTAAGTTCCGCGAGAAACTGGAGCGCAAGAAAATCGAATGTGCAGAGTGTGAGAAACGGTTAGAATTATTAGTTGAAAGAAGGAGAAATAATCTATGAAAACGAAATTGTATTACTTGTTCCTGGCAGTCATGTGGTGGCTGCTGGGATAGGTGGAAAGGAAGTACATGTGAATTTTATATTTCTCTGCTGTTGAAATATGTTAGTCTGTTTGTAGAAATAACATATGGACTCTTTGTATTTATGGGAAATTTGTTACCTTTGAAACAAAATTAACTGTTGAATAAATCATTATGGACTCCATTCGAATTAAAAATTTACATTGTTTGGCTGATACTGGTGTTATCCCACTGAAAGATATTAATATATTGGTAGGTGCAAATAGTTCTGGAAAAAGTTCATTCTTGAGAGTATTTCCTCTGTTAAAACAAGGACTAAATACTAATAAAAGAGGTCCAATATTGTGGTTGAGTGAGGATGTGGATTTTGGCGATTTTAAAACAGCTGTTAGGAAGGGTGAAAAAAGTATTACGTTTGAATTTACTGATAATAATTCGTATGATGATATAAGCCGTTTGAGATTCGATGTCGTGATGGATGGGACAAATAGTGATTTCATTGATAATATATTTTGTAGCTATGCAGACCAGGAAATAAGTATTAAAATAAATTCTAAAAGGGATGTTGAAAAAATAATTATAAATGGAGAAGAATTTCCTGGAACTGATTTAATGGTTGTTGAAAATAGAACAGGTTTATTGCCTACTTTTTATAGTAAGCAGTTGATAGATTCTAATTCTTCCATGAGACCACATCTCTTTCAACCACAATTTGCAGAAGATCGGATTTTGCAAAAGATTGATGATTTGGTCGGTAAAAAGCTAAAATTAAACACCTTAATCTCTATTCGTGATCATATTAGTTCAAGGTTCGTTTCAAAAAGTGTTTTGTTAAACCGTATTCAAATGATTGAAAAGCCAGTTGCATGGCATAATGCGGTAAAAGAATGGACAGAGAATACACCAGATTTTATACACTTAAATAATTTGGAAGTTTTGTCAAAGGCTTTTTCAGAAATAGATGAATTGGGGACAACGTTGGCTCTCTCTCTTATGGAGGTATATTACATTGGACCTGTCCGTGCTACTGCTGAAAGATATTATCGGAGACAGAATTTAGCATTGAACGTCATTGATTCTCGTGGTATTAATTTGCCAATGTTTGTCAATGATTTATCCGATACGGAGAAGAAAGATTTAAAAGACTGGATGAAGGAATACTTTGGTTTCTATTTAATAACTGATTATAGTGGTGGACATATTTCAGTGTCTCTGGTGAATGAACGGAATGGTGAGAAGACAAACCTTGCAGATAGTGGCTTTGGATTTTCTCAGATTATGCCTATTGTTGTAATGTTGTGGACTTTAACTAGTAGGCGTAGTTCATTGAGAAGAAGGCGTTATATGTTTTGGGAAAATAGAATTTCATATTGTGTTATAGAACAACCAGAGTTACATCTTCATCCTGCATTTCAAGCGCAATTGGCAGATATGTTTATTTCTGCTGTCAATGTTGCAAAGAAGAATGGAATTCAATTGAAATTAATTTTAGAAACGCATAGCGAGGCTATTATTAATCGTATTGGAAGACGAATATCTGAGAAAAAACTAGAATTCTCAAAAGATAATGTAACGGTAGCACTATTTGATAAACAATTAAATGAAAATGGAACAAATGTTACATTAGCTCATTTTGACGATGATGGTATTTTGGATAATTGGCCAATTGGTTTTTTTAATGCAGATTAACTACAGCTTATGTTATTTTATATTACAGAAGAGATTGCTGCTGAAGCAGAAAAGAATAATTTAAGAGTAGTTGAAGCATTAGATTTTGTAGCTCAATCTCATTACTATGGACGTCATATTGTATTTGCTTCGAGAGACATATTAGAACGCTTGTCAAAACTTTCCTTTTTTAATTTTAAGAGGACAGCTGATGTGTTTAAATCTATACTGAATAGGTATTCTACATTTGGAGGTATAAAAAGAATTATTTCACTACATGTGGAGCTAACTTTAAAACTTCAGTTTCATGTTTTAACTTCAGATGATCGGAAATATTCTGTTATTTTGTGCCCTATAGCTAGTAAGTCATTAGAGAATTTAATGAATGGAGTTGAACTATTGGGTGAGAATGTGGAAGAACTTTCTATGTATGAGTTTATGGGTAAGTATTATTTACAAAAATCTGCTTTGAAGATAAATACTTACAGCAAGAAATTGCATGGTGGCGGTGATACATTACGTTTAGTGTGGAATACTGAGGCAATGCAGGAGAGTTTTTGTTTAGCTTTCTTGGATAGTGACAAGAAATGGTCAGGAGGGGGGTACGGAGATACTTTGAAAAAAGTAATCAGTATCTGGAAAAAAGAGAAATATTGTACTGTTAGTTTTATTTTTTCAGATTTCTATCGAGAAATAGAAAATATGATTCCATTAGATGTTCTGAAAGCAGTATCAAAATGCAATCCTAATTGGTCTTTAGGGTTTAAGGATATTGAAATGATTGTAATGTCTGGTAAGGATGTACAATATTATGATATGAAGTGTGGTGTAACGTTAAAAAAATATAGAAAGTTACTAAACCATAAAGAAGAAAAAAAATATATAGATGCGCATCTTTCGTGTGTATACTCGGAACATGATGATTTGGATGCGTGGTTGAGTAGTTTACAAGAAAACACAATTCTTTTACACGGTTTAGGTGAAGATGTATTGAAAAGGAGTGTAGACTATTTGGAACAACATTCGGATGATTGGTTAAATCGCATTTCATTAGACCAATTATTAGAACAAGAATGGATGAAAATTGGAAAAGAGTTAATAAACTGGACTTGTGCTTCTTCTACAATGCGTGTATGATATTCAACAAAATTAGACATTAAGAATAAAATCCTCGCTCATTGTTGAGCGGGGATTGCTTGTACTGTTGGGGAGGAAATAGAATCTGTTGTAGAAACCTTAATCTCGAGTTGCTGTGGAGTAGATTGTTTTTGAGTAATACCTAAATAGTAGAAGAATATGCCTAGGCCAGAAAATATAAAGGAAGCGATAACACTCCAAATTACATTCTGCCACCAAGGAGGCATACACTTTTTTATTCTTTTCTCATAATCCGCAAGCATTTCCCGTTCATAACGTTCCAATTCTTCATTGGTCGTATTCGCAACAACGTCAGATAAGATGGATTGAGCATCATTTCTATACTTGGCGAGCTGGCTTTCGGTAGTGGATGCTTTAAAAAAAATTTTGCATTCATCCTCAGTAGGGTCTCGTCCTTCTTCTTCTTTCATACGAGTAATAAACTCAATCTTATGTTTTTTATAGATAGCATAAGCAACAAGACCTACCAAATCGTCTTCTGATTTGACAAGCTGCTCATAAATAAAGTTGTAAGATCGTTCCATTATTTGGAGTATTTACGAAGTGCAGCCGCACCTGCTTTTTCAACGGCTTTGTGAGAGACATTAATTCTAAAGTTACCAAATGAGGTACGTATATTTGCCGTTACTCCATCTCGATTGCTTCCAGTTACACAAGAGCGTCCACATCTTACGTTGTAGTTAGCTCTTTCAACGCTTTCTTTGGAGATAGTTCTTGGCATATCAGTAATATTTAAATAGTAGAAAAACAATATGAATCATATATCTGAATGCAAAGTTACGAAATTTAGTAACGTAACCTATTCATCATGTTGTTTTTTTTGCATCGTCTGATTCTTTTTTACATAATCTTCCGTCTTTTTATTGTCTATTCAAAAACTATTCCTACATTTGCGATACCTTACATTACGACATAGGGCAAGCGAGAGTTTGCCAACATTAGAATGCTGGCATTTTTTATGTCTGCGATATTGTTATATCTAAAAATATAGCGGCTTTGTACCCCCGTGTGGAGCGTTAATGCGCCCACTGCCCTTGTCGGTGTAAGGTAACGGGAAAGGCAAAGCCGTTTTTCTTTTGCCTATAATGCCAAAAAATACCTTATAGACATGGCAGCAACATTATCTCTGTTCCCGACCGAGGGACAAAACAATCAACAGTTAGTAATGGTCAATAATGACCGGGTAGTTACAACGTCCTTACGTATAGCCGAATATTTTAGTAAGCCACACAAGGATGTTTTGAAAGCGATTCGATTACTTGATTGCGACCCCAATTTTACACAGCGAAATTTTTCGCCCAGTATGTATATCAGTGAGTTAGGCAATGGAGTGAAAAGAAAGCTGCCTATGTATTACCTTACCCGTGACGGTTTCACTTTGCTGGCGATGGGCTTCACGGGGAAGAAAGCCATGCAGTTCAAGATTGCCTATATCAATGCTTTTAATGAAATGGAAGAGATGCTCCAGAAGCAGGAATGCACCAGGTATGCAGAAAAACTTATTGATGCCGAGATACAGAAATTTAATAAAAGGCTCAAGGAAGCAGCACTACAGGTACGCCAGAGGAACGGTGCAGATTATGGGCCTTACGGAGAGATACAGACCGGAGTTTATTCATATAAGGGAATGCCTTTGAAAGAAAAGCTCTGGAATATATTTTCACAGTTGTCGAACGCATACGTAGAGGTATATTGTCTTTCAGGAAAGTATCTTAACATGAAAAAACAGCATGAGGAATTGCGACGTTTCCTTTCCGTAGTAGGCGGAAAGATGGGGGAAGCTTTCAGTATATTTCCTGATTTATAAATTTGTATTTTTTTGCTGACAAGGGTTGTCAGTCGTTTTCAGATGTGCCGGATAGTCCGTAATAGGATTATCCGGTATTTTTGTTTATGGCAATGTGTAATATGGTAATGAGGTAGTTGAACAATATTTTTTATTGTGGGGAGATTATTTGAATGAAAAATTGTGATTATGGCTGCACCTAAAGGAAATAAATTTTGGATGTTAAGAAGCAAGCATGGCAGGGATAAGCTCTTTGCCACGCCTGAACTTCTGTGGGAAGCAGCGTGCGAGTATTTCCAATGGTGCGATGAGAATCCATGGACAACCAGAAAGGCTATACAGAAAACTGTACCTGTAAGAGTTGCAAAAGGAAAGGAGGTTGTAACAGAGAATCAGCAGCACACTCAGCAAGAGATTACCCCCACATCACGGCCGTACTCTCTCATGGGACTTTGTGTGTATCTTGGAGCGTCAACGAGGTGGTGGAGCAACTTCCGAGAGGATTGTTTAAATAAAGGTGACGAAGATTTTCTTCAAGTCATCGCGCGTGTGGAAGAAACTATCAAGACACAGCAGTTCGAAGGGGCATGTGTAGGAGCGTTCAATGCGAATATCATTGCACGTACATTGGGATTAGCTGATAAGCAGGAAGTGGACCATACTACACAAGGCAAGCCGTTTAAGGGATTCGATTTTCTTCCCTATACTCCGGAAGCAGACAAGTTGAAATGATATGGGACAGAATGTGAACATAAAGCAGAGGCTGGCATACAACTACCTTCGGGATGATGTGACAAAGTTCCTGTTGTACGGTGGAGCTGGAGGTGGTGGAAAGTCGTGGTTGGGATGTGAGTGGCTGATGCAATGTGCTTATTATCTTCCTGGTACACGCTGGTTTGTAGGACGAAATAATCTGAAGGATAGTCGAGAATCCGTAACAGTAACCTTCAATAAGGTAGCAAAGTCCCATGGGTTCACGGCATACAAGACAACCAATGAAGGTATAGCTTTTGACAATGGAAGTGAAATAGTTTATATCGATCTAACCTATTACCCAGTAAAGGACCCGATGTATGAACGGCTAGGTTCGAAGGAATATACAGGGGGATGGATAGAGGAAGCAGGGGAGGTTCATTACCTTGCCTTTGAAGTTCTGAAAACCCGTATCGGGCGTCACATGAATGATGTGTATGGTGTACCAGGTAAGATACTTATCACCTGCAACCCTAAAAAGAACTGGCTGTATCGGGATTTCTATAAGCCTTGGAAAGAGGGTAAGCTCAAAGAACCTTATGCTTTTATTCAGGCATTGGTACAGGATAATCCTTGGGCTACTAAGGATTATATCGAGAGTCTCCGGAATACAAAAGATAAAGTAACAAAAGAACGTCTATATTTTGGAAACTGGGAATATGATAATGATCCGACAGCCCTTTGTGATTACGATGCTATCTGTGACCTGTTCACGAATGAGTTTGTAAAGCCTGCCGGGGATTCTTCTGGTTCTGCTGACCTTGCAATGAAAGGGCGTGACCGCTTTGTCGCCGGACACTGGAAGGGAAATGTATGTTATATCAAATTGGATCAGGAATATAGTACTGGAAAATCCATTGAAACAGATCTGAAGCGTATGATGATAGAGTGCTCCATACCCCGTAGCAAGATGATAGCTGACTCTGACGGTTTGGGAAGCTACCTTGAAAGCTATCTAAATGGTATCAAAGAGTTTCATGGTGGTACTCGACCTGTCAATCCTGAGTTTGACAACCTGAAATCGGAATGTAGCTTCAAGCTGGCCGAGATGATAAACTCCCGTTTGATTCGTATTGTCTGTACGGAAGCACAGAAGGAACGGATAATCGAAGAGCTTGGTGTGTTGAAGCAGGACCATATCGACGCAGACACACGTAAGAAGGGAATCATAAGCAAGGAGAAGATGAAGGAGATACTTGGTCATTCTCCAGACTATTTGGACATGTTGATTATGGCTATGTATTTCCAAATCAAACCAGTTATTCATAGACCAAAGGCAAAAATAGGAAGAATATGACAGTAAAGGAATTTATTAAGATAAGTGACTTGGTTCAGAACATGACGGTATTACAACAAAGGTTAGAATCTCTTCCTAAACCATATAGGGTAGGGAAGGTCAAGACTATGTCAACATTGAATGATCTTTCACTGGGGGAACTTATGCAGTTGCAGGTAATAGGTACAACAAGAGAGTTTCTCTTTGTACCATGTAAGGTATTGTTAGATATGGATGAGAAACAAGTGTTAAGAGCTGATGCTACTGAAATCTTGGGATTTGTTTATTGGGTTGCCAAAGAGGTAAAACGAATAAACAAACTGTTTGCTTCTACGAATGTCCCACCTACACCGGAAGAAAGACAGGCTGGTGTAGATAGATTGAATTTTGGATTTTTTGGACTAGTAGATTATTATGCTCAGCGTATGGGCATATCTAATCATGAAGAAGTAGAATGCGTTCCGTGGATACGTGTATATAAGTGTCTTGATATGGATGCCAAAAGAGTGATGTTTGAACGGAGATTAAGAAATGTTTTAAATAAGAAAAGAAGATGACGGTAGAGCAGAAAATCAAGAGTGTGATCGAACAGATGGATGGGGTGACCTACATATTCGACAACTGGCAGACAGCCAACATCAGACTCGACAAGCTGCCGCTCCCAGCGGTGCTGAACCTTCTCCCAGTAAGCGGTACATTGAATCTGGGAGCAACACAGATGAAGGATTTCCCGAACTGCATGATAGCTTTCATGGATAAGACAGACTTAGATTTTGATGGTACGGAGAACGACTCTGTAGTAGAGAGGTGCAAGAACTTAGCCAAAGAGTTTATCTTGCTCATTAACCGGTCCGGAATGTTTGAGCCAATTTCCGGTGATGTTCCTTACTCTGTATTTTACGATAAGCTGAATGTAAATGTCACTGGGATAACCATATCGCTGCAGCTGAAGGAAGTGTCAGGCATTGTATTGTGTTCGACCAGAGGTATAAAAGATATTGTGTATGGAAACGGTAAGGGATAACGTATTACGGATAGTTGGAAATGAGCTGGAGGAACTTCGCAAGAGGATTATCGCCCGCCATGAAGCTGCCGGGCAAGTAGCTTCCGGTCGTACACGTGACAGTTTGAGAATGGAAATTACCGAAGGTAGAGGAGTTTTATTGGGACGTCAGGCTTTTGGTGTGCTGGAAATTGGGCGTAAGTCGGGTAAGGTGCCTAAAGGATTCTACAAGATTATAGAGCAATGGATGGAAGATAAAGGTATCAAAGTGGAACGTCCAAAGTCTTTCTCTTATTTGGTAGCTAGAAAGATTGCTAACGAGGGTACATTGCTGTATCGTTCAGGACAATCGGAGGATATATATTCGTCAGAGGTGGAAAAGACAATCAAGGATATTATGGAGCGTTTGGTTGGCATATTCGATATGGAAGTGGAACACATAAATTTGAATTTTAACGATGAGAATAGGGATATTTGAACAGAATAAAAGTATATACTATCCTGATGAGATTTCTTTTTGTTTTAACCCAATACCGGTTAAAGTTCAGACGGATAATCAGGTAACTGTGATAATGACAGATAGCCATATGGCTTTCACCGATACGAGAGAGCCATATGGCGGTATCGTTAAATTTGATATATCAATCTATTTACAGTCTTTCTTTGATGTAAATGACAAAGAACTTATAGTGCCTAAGACTATTTCCGTGCAAGTTCAAACCACAGACGATACATTTACTTTTACAACCTTGGTGATATGGAGAGCAATGAATATCGATGAGGTCTTCAATCCGTCAAGAAAGATTGTATGGTTTAGAAGGTTTCCTTTTACATTTTCTATGTACATATCCCCATCGGCTCGTCTGAGGAAACGGTATGATAAGAATAAGTATGAACCATTAAGGCTTGATGCTGGTCTGCTCCACATAGACCCGATGACTTTGTTTGGTAATGCTGTTGCTTTTGGTGTAGTGCGTTTGGATGAAGATATCCCGACAAGTACGTTCGATTATACTTTTGACAATACATTCCGTCCAGTTGGGGATGGAACTATTATTAACCGGCTTGTTATAGATGATTCAGAGTGTGGAATATATCTTCGATGGATTGACAGACATGGCTTTTATCAATACTGGTTATTTCAAGAGGGAAATAGGTATGCAAAATCAGATATGGATGGCGAGCGACTTTATTGGGAATATTCCGATGAAAGGTATAACTATACGGGAGTTAACCGATATCAAAGAAAGACCATGCAGAAAAATATCAAGGCTTGCGCTGTATTGGTAGACCAATATACGTTTAATATGCTTATGACCCTGCATTCTTCACCTTTGGTTGATTTGTATGTGGATGGGAAATGGGTTCCTGTGAATATTGCTACGGGAACAATAGTAGATTCAGGAGAAGATCTGCAAGACTTTGAGGTGGAGATTATGTTGCCAGAGATAAATTCACAGAAACTATGAAGAAGGAGGAGTTATATATTGATAATAATTTAGTGGATATTGATAGCAGTACAGCCATTACTCTGAATTATAAGAGTAATTTGTTTACTGATGTCAGTAAGGTAGTAAGCAACAACACATATTCTATCAAGCTGCCAATCACTCTGCGTAATTGCCGTATTATAGATAATGCTCATTTGCCAAGCTGTCTTACAAGATATCCGAGAATTAATCATGCCGGACGTTATTTGCGTAATGGTGTAGAAATTGTGTCAAATGCAAATGTAACCTTAATGGAAGTTGCTGAAACCATTAATGTAGCAATGGCATGGGGAAATGTATCAGCATTTGCTGATATTGTGAATAATGATAGGAAACTTCAAGATTTGTCGTATGGTATAGTAGAGGATGAGGACTTCATTGTGTGGAGTCGTGAATTGGGCAATTCTCCGCGCTTACCTTGGGTAAACTATGGATTTAAAGATGATGATATAAATGCTTGGTTTCATCCGGCGGTATCTGCCAAATGGATACTTAATCGGATTAGTCAAGATAGCGGTGTTAGTTTCATTATTCCAAAGTCAAGAATGGAATTTATAGAACAGTTGATTATCCCTTTGTTGACAAGAGAAGATAGTATGGAACGCTCATCTTTATCATCGGTCATTCTCACAAATTCTTATTTAAATTCTAATATAGATTTAGGGATAATGTTGTCATTTCATCCTAATGAGATATTTGATAACTATTATATTAAGTCAAGGATGTCGAGTATTGGAGATTCTCAATATATTGCAGGTGTTATTTGTAACTATAAAAATACAACGTTACAATTGAATGGTACTATTGTAGCTAAGTTTCCTTTGGAATTAGGCAATGTTACTTTTGAGATAAGGGACCATACTTTTCAGAATGTAATAATGTCTATAAGCCCTGACTCTCGGCAGACAGAAGAAGGGGTATCTGTTCTTTATTTTAATTTAAATGATAAATGTGATGTTGGAGATCAAGCTGGAGAAGATAATTGGTTGTCTTTATGTTTAGTTGGAGATGTTGGTGGTAGAACCATAACAACAAATGATTTAAAATATTTGTCGATAAATCTTACTATGCATCCTTATTCTGATGAAATAGGATTGAAAGAACAGGGAATGAATCCGTACTACTTTTTTGTTCCAAATTTGCCAGATATCAAGCAAATTGATTTCATTAAGACTATATCTTCTCTTTGTGGAATGTTTGCAGTTCCAGTGGAGGGCGGAATACGTTTCATTACTATGGATGATATCGTGGAAAATAAGTTGAGAGCATTGGATTGGACTAAAAGAGTAATAGCTTCCTATCCTCAGAACAGACCGAAGCTGTTATCTTTCCGGCTTGATGGCTTTGCACAGAAGAATGTCTATAAATGGAAGGATGATGAAACGGGTGAGAATGACGGTATTATATATGTGGATGACAAGACACTTGATTTAGAAACTGAAGCTGTTACTTTGCCATTTGCGGCTTCTAAAATAAAAGATTCACGTACTGGACCATATACGGAGATTCCTTTGTATTCGTATAATGGTGATGGTGAGTTGGAATATGATGATAGTCTTACTCCACGTCTTCTTTTATGTACAGACGGAACTAAAGGGACATTTCAAGGTTTGGATTGGGAAAGCATTTTCAGGCAAAATTATGTAACATACCAAAATCAGGTTCGTGAGCCGAAAGTAATAACCGAATTAGTAAATATTCCAGAATATGATTTGAAATCATTGGATATGTCGGTTCCGGTTTATTTGGGACAATATGGCAAGTATTATGCTATTATTTCTATTAAGGCAGAGAATACAGGTATATGTGAGTGTAAACTACTTCAACTTTAAATTACTATGGCAGACAAACAAGAAAAAATCCTTGATATAAAGGTCAATTACAGTGAAGCTATTAAGGCTATTGCTGAATATCAGGCGAAGATTGATGCGGCACGTAATGCAGAGAAACAATTAAAAAAACAATTAAGCGAGGGTAAGATTTCTCGTCAGCAATATAATGAAGCTATGGCTTCTACTAAAGCTGTTATTGCTGATTATAATGACTCAATACGTATTATTAACAAAACTGTACAAAATCAGTTGAAGCAGGAAAAAGAGCAGGAGGGAAGCCTTAGATCGCTTCGCGCACAGCTATCCAATTTGACGACTGAATATGATGCTCTGTCAGAAGCTGAAAGAAAGGGTGCTAGGGGTGAAGAATTGAAAAATAGTATAAATGAGGTTACGGATGCTTTGAAAGGAGCAGAGGAAGAAACACAGCGGTATTACCGGAATGTAGGGAATTATAAAGAAGCTATAATGGAAGCTGCTGATGCAAATATTCCTTTTGTTCAGCAGATAAATGTAATGATCACTTCTTTAAGTGGGGTAAATAGTTATTTATCTGGGGTTAAAGCAGAAATGCTTGCAGTGTCAGCAACTACTACAGGATGGATAAAAGTGTTGAAACTGCTAAAAGTGGCATTAGTGGGTACAGGTATTGGGGTTCTACTTATAGCATTAGGCTCTCTTGTTTCCTGGTTCACGAAGACACAGAAGGGAGTCGAAGCTGCTAACAAGATTATGGGGGCTTTAGGAGCGACTGTCAATGTTCTTATTGATCGTGCTAGTAAACTAGGAAGTGCTTTAGTCAACCTTTTTACTGGGAATTTTAAACAAGCTGGTAAAGACGCAAAAGCTATATTCTCAGGCATAGGAAAGGAAATTGAAGAAGAAACGAAACAGGCATGGAAGCTGGCCGAGGTTCTGAATGAGATAGATAAGAAGGAAGTGATGCTCTCCATGTCACGCGCTGCAAACCGGGCGGAGATTGAAAGGTTAAAGAAAGCTGCCGATGACCAAACGCTTTCTACACAAGAACGAATCAAGGCAGCAGAAAACGCTTACGAGCTTGAGAAAAAGGATTTAAAAATTCAAACGGATTTGGCAAAGGCAAGAATCGCTAATATGCTTGGCTATACTGATGTTACAGAAGAAGCCCTTAAAACAATTGAGGATTTACAGAATGGTGCTATCACCGCCGATGAAGCAATTGGTAAAATTGGACTATCGGAAAGCACTATCGAAGATTTACGAAATTTAAGCGAAGAGGTAAACCATTTGAGTGAGTTGGAAGAAGATAGTTATGGACGTCAGACTGAACAGCAGAATACGTTGAACTCTATCCGTCAGGAAGGGGCTGATAAAGCCAAGGAAGCAAAGCAAACGGAACTGGAAGCTGTAAGAGCGGCAGAAGATGCTATGCTTGCACTAGTGAAGGATAAACGTGAGCAGGCGAGAAAGGAAATAGAACTGAATTATTCTCGTCAGATAGAAGACCTTCAGATTCAATTAAGGCAGGAAGAGAATCTGACTGTCAAAGCAAGGGAAGCCATCAATAGCCAGATTGTTTCTCTGGAACAACAGAAGAATGTGGAGTTACAGAAGTTGTCTGATGAAGAACTTCAAAAAGAGATAGACAACCATACCAAGCTCATTTCTCTGCAGCTTGAAGCCGTAAAGGAAGGAACGAAACAGGAATATCAACTGAAACTGCAACAATTAGCCGCCCAGCGTGATGCCGAGCTCGCAGACAAGGAACTGACCGAGCAGATGAAGCTGGCCATTGCGAACAAGTACGACAAGCTGATGGATGATCTGATATTACAGCGTGAGCAGGAAATATCGGAAAAGCAGCAGGAAGCTGTCAGACTGAGGATGGAGAATGAAATCATGCAGATGCAGCAGTCCGGTGCAAGTGAACTGGAGATACTTCAGGAGCAGGCTTCTCAGAAGTTGGAGTTGCTGAACAGCATACAGCAGCAGGAAGGGGAGAGTGAGCAGGAGTTCCTGAACCGTAAACTTCAGGCAAATCAGGAATATATTGATGCGAAGAAGGCCATTGCTGATAAGGAGGTTGAGATTGAACAGGTGAAGTATGAGGCTATCGAAAGCATTACATCGGGATTGTCTTCAGCTTTTGAAACGCTAGGAGAAAGTAATAAGGCTTTTGCTGTTTTATCCAAGACATTAGCATTGGGTGAGATTGCTATTAATACGGGTAAGGCTTTGGCAGCAGGTATAGCTCAAGCACAGTCTGTACCATTTCCGGCTAATCTTGCTGCAATTGCTACAACAGTAGCAACTATACTTTCTAATATTGCAACTGCAACAAAAACAGTAAAAAGTGCTAAATTTGCAAAAGGTGGTTTAGTTACTGGTCCTGGTACTGAAACTAGCGATAGTATACCTGCTAGACTCAGTAATGGGGAGTCAGTAATTACGGCCAGAGCCACCGAAATGTTTGCTCCAATTCTCTCGTCATTTAATATGATGGGTGGGGGAGTTCCTATAAATGTAGTACAATCGAGTAACCAATCTATCGGGGAGGATATGTTGGCGAGGGCAGTGGCTAAAGGTATGATGATGGCACCAGCACCACAAGTTTCCGTAGAAGAGTTTACTTCGGTTGCCAACAAAGTTAAATTTTTAGAGAACAATGGTAATTTATGAATGCGTATGAATTTCTTGCTACACATAAGGGAGTATTGGAACAATTGGCCAAACTGCCGGTAAGCCCTTCTGATGTGAAATATTTGGAGTTATACAAAGATTATGAGCGGTTGATAAGGGAAGGGCATAAAAAGATGTATATCCTACAGTATCTTTCAGATGAATATAAAGTGGATGAAAGGACGATATACAGAATCGTGAACAAATTCTCAACGGAAGTTGAGGTATAATCAAGGGTGGGCGGTGGCCTGCCCTTTTCTTTTTCCAAAAAATCGACTGACAAGGCATGTCAGTGCTATTGACCTTATAAATTCTTATAGCCATATCGTGTTTCATAACTTTGCTTCAAACAATTACGAGATATGGCGAAATTATTTATCAACAAAGACATTGTAGCGGATTCCGATAAGATGGAGAACTGGTATTTCACCGGTGTAGACGGAATGTCATTCTCGGACGTTCAGGACTTTATTTCCTGGATTCCTCTTGATGATCCACGTATAGATATCGAATTACATTCATGCGGGGGTGATGTAGCTGAGGGATATGCCATCTATGACGCTCTACGTGCTACGGGTAAGGAGATTTCCGCAACCGTAGTGGGACGGTGTGCATCCATGGCAACAGTTATACTGCTTGCTGCTCCTATTGAGCGAAGAAAAATGTATCCGCACGCGAAGATTCTGATTCATTCCCCCTTTTGTCCCGGAATTGAAGGCTCTGTCGATATTCAATCTTTGGAAGCCTTGAAGTCCGGATTGGAAGCAGAACGTGAAAAAATGCTATCCCTTTATGTCGAACGTTGTGGAGTCGACAGGAGCCTTCTCGAAGAACAGATGGCTAAAGAAACATGGTTCGGTGGTGAGGTGGCAAAGCAATTGGGATTCGTCAGTGAAGTTATTATGCCGAAGTCGGCTAAAGTATCAACCAAAACAATAATTATGAACAAAGAAAAAGAAGTGACTGTGAAGAAGCCCTTGTTTGAGCGCATTCTTGCTAAGGCAGGATATGCGAAAATCGAGGACGTGCCGGCTGTTGCTCTGGAGCTGACAACGGCAGGTGGTGACACGTTAACAGTAGAACGTGAAGAAGGTGATCCGCAGGTTGGAGACCCTGCAAGCCCTGATGGAGAACATGTAATGCCGGATGGTAAGACTATTGTAGTGACTGATGGGGTAATAACCGAAATTCGTGAAGCTGAAAATGGAGGTGATGATACTGCTGCATTGGAAGCGCGTATTGCAGAGTTGGAACAGCAGGTATCTGATTTGACAGCAAATGCCAAGACTGAGGATGATATCAAGATTTTGGATGCCGTAGCAAAGGCAGGAGGTATTGATAAGCTGACAAAGGCAGCTGCGAGCAAATATGTTCCGGCTGGACGTACTCCACAAACGTCTGGAAAGAAGCCGGAGGTGAAACATGAAAGCAAGATTGATAAGAAACTTGCCGCTATTCGCGAAAAGAACAAACAAAGATTTAACAAGTAAGAATTATGCCTAATACAAGAATTACATGGGGAGCTTTGTCGAGCCTTACCCCCGATAATGGAGCTATCAGAAGTCTTAAAGACTTACTGATTATGACTAACTTCCTCGATGAGGATTTGGAACGTTTCTTTACTCTCCGCCAAAATGTACACAATGGTGATAAGTTAGGATGGGTTGGTGATATGGATGATATCGGTTGGAAAGGTTCTGGCTGTAATCCAAGCTATAAAAAAGCTAATATCAACTTTGCCGAGAAGGAATGGAAGATTGGAGATTGGCAGATTCCGTTGCAGTGGTGTTATACAGACTTACAGAACACTATTGCTGAATATTGCTTGAAAACTGGAACTGATATTGGAGATTTGTCTTCTACCGAATATATGGATGATATCGTTTATCCGGCGATGGATTTGGCCGTGAAACATATGTTGTGGCGATTTATTTGGTTTGGTGATACCGAAGCACAGAATGCTACCTCTTCCGGCCAGATTACCGATGGTGTGGACGTAGAGCTGTTCAAGACTGCGGATGGATTCTGGAAACAACTGTTTACAGTAGGCACGGAAAACGAGGCTCAGAGAACAACCATTGCGGCCAACTCTGAAAGCACGACTGCCTTGCAGTTCAGCAAGCTGAAAGAATCCGGTGTGGCTATCGGAATTTTTGACAACCTGCTTGAAGATGCTGATTCACGTATTGCTTCAATGGATGGTGCTGGCATCTTCTGTACCAAATCTCTTTGCGATGCTCTTGTACGTGACCTGAAGCGTGAATATAAGCTCATCCTTGAGTGGGAGCAGGTGTTCAAGGGACTGGACGTGACGGAGTACAACGGTACATTGGTTTACCGAGTATCCATCTGGGATAGATTCATTCAGAAGTACCAGAACAACGGTACGAAGCTGAACCTTCCCCACCGTGCTGTATTCGGTTCTCCGAAACAACTGTTCGTGGGTACTCCTGCCAACCAGATTATGTCAGATCTTGATATCTGGTTCGATCGTAAAGAACGTGTCAACTACTTGTATTCTACTGGTAAGCTGGGCTGCCTGCTTGGTGAGGATGGCCTGTTCCAAATGGGATATTAACGAAAGGAGGAAATATGTCAGGAATATGTGACAATTTACTGAAGCAGGACATCGCACCATCGTGCGATGATCCTATTGTACCTGGATTTGAGCAAGAAGGGGTTATTGTCAACCGTAAGGATATTGATTTTAGTGCATCAACATTTAACTCTACCCGCAAGAATGTGCTGGAAGCTATGGCTCTTAAAACTGGGAAGAAGGGATATAAAATTCTGGCGATGGGTGCACAACCGTTTAACGGAACGGGGACTGCATTTGCAGCCGGAACATATCGGAATACGTTTACCCATACGGTTGCCTTAGTTGTATTGGATGATGGTCCGGATGTGCGTGCCAATATCATTGACGGACTGGCTAACGGTGAGTTCGTTGTAGTGCTGGAAAATAAGTACAAGGGGCTGGGAAAAACTAATCCGGGGGATTGCGCTTTCCAGGTGTACGGATGGTATCAAGGACTGAAGGCTACGGAAATGGCTGATGGAAAGTACTCGGAAGATACAGACGGAGGTTGGACTGTTACCATGCAGGAAATCAAGTCACCCAAATCAGGTATTTATCTTTTCAAGACATCGTATGACGCTACAGTAGCTCTTGTGCAGACTTTACTTTCAGAAGCCGAATGATTATGGATGTAATTGATGTGGTTAATAGGTTGAAGGAATTGGGAAGTATATCTTCCCTTTTTCCTTCTGACAAGGCAGAGATTGAAAGTCTGTATGCGCTTGTCCTTGACAAGAAATTTGTCCATACATCTTGTAGCGACTGCTATCATGATGCAGTGATAGAAATGAGTGTTTACCTTAATAAAAACGGAAAGATGAAAGAAAAATCAGAATACAGGTTGAAGAATGGAGTGATGTTGCAGATGGAATTTGGCAGCTCTTCGTTTTATACGAACACGAATCTTACTGACGACATCGCAGAGGAATATCTTGCAAAGTATCCTAACAATGCGAACTACTTTTCCAAGATGCCAGAAAACTGGAAGGAAAGGGTGAGCAATCGCGGCAAGGCATATGACCCTGTTTTACTTGAAAATGTAAAGATGGCCTTGAAAGATGGTGTATCAAACGAATCCATTGTGGAGGAATTTGTAACGTATAAGGTGAATGGCCGGAAAGTAACCAAGAAGCTGCTGAATGAATATATCAAAGAAGCATCCGAAATCATTGCCTCAGAACCCAAAGAGACTGACCCAAAAGGTGAAGAGTCAGACAGTAAAGGTGTCGACGATGAACATGACACTATTGAGGGTGAACTTTCGGAAAAAATTAATACAGAGGACGGTGTAGAAGATTAAACAACTTAAACTCACGGAATCATGAGAGTACACGACTTGAAGAAAAAAAGTAGTAAACGAATTGATATAAATTATCTTCAGACGTTGGGCATTCAGACATATGGAGAAGACAATTTATATCCTCAGACCTTGCGCAACATCATAGCGGCAAGCTCTACAGGGGCTGAATGTTCCGACCGATTTGCCGATTTCATTGAAGGTAACGGATTCCGTGAGGTTTCTTTCTCTGAGTATGTGGTAAACCGGAAAGGGGATACGGCTGATGACATACATTCTCTTGTTTGCCGAGATATGGCTGATTTCAATGGGGTTGCTTTGCATATAAATTACAACATTCTGGGGCAGATTGTAGAGATTCAACATATTCCATTTGAAAACTGCCGTCTGGCGGAAGAGGATGATAACGGATATGTGGCTAAGATTGCCGTACATCCTGACTGGAGCGGTACGAAAACCAGGAAAGGTAAGAAGATACGTGTCACAAAAGAGAATATCGACTACATAGATGTGTTTAATCCGTTGAAATCTGTAGTTCTGGCTCAGATAGAAGCCGCCGGAGGCATAGAATATTACAAAGGACAGGTACTTTGGGTGTCAATGGCCGGGAAAGATACCTATCCGACAGGGAAGGGCGATCGTGTGGTAACGGAAATGAGTACAGATGAAGGTTTGGCGAATGTTAAGTACAGAAATGTGCGTAATAATTTTTTGCCATCATCTATAATTTTCACAAAGAAGGGTACTGAAATAACTTTTGACAAGGAAGGCAATGAAATGGAAAGACAAGTTGATGATGACAGCTTTAGCAATACTCTTATACAGCTCCAAGGGGATACAAATTGTGGTAAAATTATGGAAGTAACGCTGGAGAATGATGAAGAAAAGCCTGAAGTGGTGAATCTGAACTCTACCAATTACGATAAGGAGTTTACCGTGACGGATGCTAGTGTGGTTGAGCGCATATATTCGGCATATGGTCAGGAACCGTGGTATTGTATTCGTGTTGGTAAGGTTGGTTTTTCCGGTGATATTCTGGAAGATGCTTTCGAATACTATAATTCTATTGTAAACAAGCAGCAGCGTTTAATCGAGCGAACATTTGACCGTATTTTTCGGCATTGGTATGAAGTTGCTAATCCATCTAATGATTTTTCAGTTCAACCTTTAAAGTATGTAAGAAATGCAGCAGTATCTAATAACAACATCTGAAGTAGCGACGCTATCACGCGGAATGTCGGTGCATATTGATGAAGATAAGATAGAGACATATATCCGCGAATCGGAAAGTATCGACATAAAGTCAGCTCTTGGGGATGAGCTCTATCTTGATGTGAAGGAGCATTCGGAGAAGTACGAGCTTCTTCTTTATGGAGGTACGTATGAGGACAATCGTGGAGAGAAGAAAATGTTCATGGGTATAAAGACGGCATTGGCATACTATACTTATGCGCGGATCGTGAAGAACGGTGACGGTAATGTGACCAGATACGGCTTTGTCCAGAAGGAGGATGAGTATAGCAGCCGTCCGGATATAAAGGAGAAGGTAATGGCGTACAACGATGCTTTTTCGATTGCGGACCGGTATCTTAAGGAATGTGTTTTGTTTTTGAATGAGAAGAATGATGAATATCCCCTTTATAAAGGTCTTGGTATGATGAAGGTAAATCGAATTAAATCTAAGTTAATAGGAGATTAATATATGGCAAAAGAATATGATGTTCTTCTGGAACAAGCTGAAACAATCCGTACGGAAGTGGAAGATGACGCTAACTCTGCAGAGAGAGTGGGAGGAATGTTTAAGGATATAATTGAGAAATCTAAGGATGAATCAGGAAGAAAGTTAGCTATAAAAGACTTGGCTACTAGTGTGGGCTATTCAACAGAAACTTCTCTAACTCAAGATGCTGCTACCAGACTGGTTTCAGAATATAACGTATCAATTAACCATCCAACCGCTGGTGTAGATGAAACTAACCGCTATACTCTCTCGGAAGCGATTGCCAAAGTTCCGGCAGAACTTAGGAATGCCGGTGTCAAAGTTTCATTTCTGGATGAATCTGGCTCGATGGAAACATGGGAGTTTCAGGGTGAATCCTGGGCGATAGGTAGCTTTTCGCAGGTGGGTGCAGGGAAACTTACCGAGTTAGAGAGTAAAACGGATAAAGTGTATTATCATTCCGTATATTTAGACGATAACATTAATTCAGAAAATAAAAAGAAAGTTAATAGGGCAATTAAAGAGTTATGGCTAAGCGAAGAAAAGCAAGCTGAATCTGATACTATTTGTTTAGGAAACGTAAGAAGAAATGCTACATCTACTAGCGGAGTCGGGCAATGGAATGTTGTTTTATATGACTATTCTAAACAAGGAACAGAAGCTTTTGAAAGTTTTACTTCAGTAAACAAAAAAGGTTCTTTAGAGCTTTTAAAAGGCAAAAATGGAAGTTACTGTTTAATCGATTGGTCAGAAATAGAGGATGGAGTACAGCTTATTGGTTCTGTAAGCGAAGGTTATGCTATAAATAAACTTTATATTTCAGATATAAATAATTTCCCTGTTATCAAAAGCTATTTAGATATTCAGAAAAGTAATGCAAACGTAAATAATTTATTTGAAATAGTTTCTGATATTGAACCGAAAGCATATAAAAATCTTTATCATTCTATTTATACAGGAAGTAATTCAAATATTATAAAAGCAAACAAAGCTATAAAAGAACTATGGCTATGCGAATATACAGCTTCGGTTAATACAGTTTCGCTTGGACTAATAAGAAAGAATCACGGAGAATCACACCAATGGGTTATTTCATTATATGATAATAGCAATCAAGAAGAAGTAATTACCATAGAGTCATTTGTTTCGAATAATAACGCACAAACAAATGAAAATGCTGGCATTGAATTAATTAAGGGAAACAAAGGAAGTTACATACTTATAGACTGGTCTGAATATGAAGATGGTAGTTGGATTAATAACCGTTCTACAGAATATCAATTAAATATACCCTATGTTTCAGATATTAATAATTTTCCTATAATTCAATTGTCTACTAAACAAGCAATTGTATCATTAGAAGATGAATATATTAAAAGGTATAACGTTGCAGCAATATCATGGGTTGATGATGATTTTAATTTAACATCTGTGCCTAAAATTAAAGCAATATGCGATGAGGTGGGTTGCAAAATAGATTTTGGACTTGTCCCTACATACACAAAAGGGACAGGTGATTATCCGACAGATTCTGTATATAGTTTTACAGAAGAACAGTTAGAGTTAATAAAACAATATGAGCTTGAAGGATTTCACATGCAAATTCATCCAGTGCATAGGGGCTGGTATGAATCAGCAAGTGCAGGTACTTATCAAGGTAGAGCATGGACTGAACAGAGTCTTGTTAAGACAATTAGGCTTTTCAAAGAAAATAATATATTGAATGATTCTTGTATTATATATCCTGGATCGAGTCCTACTTTCCAAGATACAGTAGACATGGTTAAAACTTGGTTGGAATTTGGTGTAATGGCAGGAGGTAAATATAATATGGGAATTTGTAATAAATATAAACTTGCGAGATATTTCGTTAACATTTCATCTTCACAGACTAAAACGCAAATTAAAACAGTTATTGATGAAGCCGTAAAAAATGGAGCTTGGCTTATATTAGGTACTCATGGTCATCAGTTTAATGACAGTGGTACTATTGATGAAACAACTCCATCTTTAGCTAACCTTCAAGAAATAATTGATTATGCTAATTCTAAAATTCCTATTAAACCAATCGGAGAAGTGTTCAGAAAAAGGAAACCTATGCTTGACTTATTTGTAGAGTAACCCGGTAAGTTTTAAAAAGCTGGAAGGTACGATTGTAGGAAGGTCGTAGTGGCTTTGATTAATCATGTAAAATACGTTTATCTACATAAAATAAATTAAACAGTAAATGATGAATTATGTTCAGCAACATATGTATGAATGATCCGTGATTCATTGTTTTTCATAAATTTACACTACTATTCTATCTTCTTAATAGAGCCTGAACGGGATAAATTACGGCTCGAGATTATTGTTCTTTAATTATATTTTTACATTTATGAAAAATAAATTTTTTTCTAGCTCTGGCAAAAAGTTGCCAAAAATACAAAAATAAAATAGATTACAAAATTCTTTGTCGATACGCTTGAGGTGATAATCGGATTTTCCGATGCTTTTTAGCTTTTCTTCGGCTCAGAACCGATAACAGCTTTAGGTATTCTTGGATTTCTGCTCTTCCTTCGCGGAGTGAGAAATTATCTAAAGGCTGAATAATAAGATTTGGGGCAGGTTAAAAAATCTGCCCTTTTTTATTTACACGTAAAGCAACTCGGTAAATTTATAACGGTATTTTTTACTATATAATATCAATAGTTCGTTAAAAATTCGCCAAGCCTAAGCTGCTCTGGCAGTAAATAAAATGAGTTCTTTGAAAAGTTTGTCAATAACTTGCGGGTCTGGGCTAATCCCAAACACGCAAATAAATCGTTCAAGCATATAAGCATTGTGTATGAATGACTTGCAGGAGGATATGGAATAGGCTATTCCGAGCCTCTTACATGCCGCTTTGGCCAAGTTGACAGCTGCGAGCGATGCATTGAAGTGAAAATCCAACTTCCTGAAGTCGGTTGACT